TGTAATTCAAATCCAAGTACCTCAACCTTGGATGCCATGGTTCCAAATAAATTAGCTTCATCTTGCAGAAGAGTAAGTTGCCTTGAATCAGTAAGCATATCTAACATATTCTGAGCTTCATTCATCTTCTTCAGAGCTTCATCTGCTTTACTGAAATCTATAATAGTTAATTCTTCGGGTTTCTTTTTAGAAAGATCCTGCATTAAATACTCATACTGCTTTTTGTATAATTCCAGTTCAGCTCCAGCTCTATTAAAACTATTGCCCATCAATATGGTTTTGATATTAATTGCATTCATTTCTTCAGCCAACTCCTTGGCATGCTTCCCTGTTTCAGAAAAATCAATACCCAGCTCCTCCAGCCACTTCATTATCTGCTTGTAAGCCGAACTGCCTTCACTGACACCGAAGTTCTTCATTAAATCCTCTAGTGCAGAAGTATAGATATCTGCTTTAGCAGCAGCAAGATCATAAGTCTTACCAAGTTTCTCATTAACTACAGCCATCTTCTCTGCTACCTTTATACTGGTAAGCATATCAGCCCATGCCTTACTGAAAGCATCATTAAAATCAACTTGCCTCTGTACTGCCTCATGATACTGCTGTATTACATTTAATGTGCGTTCTATTTCCGATTTTTGTTTTTCAAATACAGCTATATTAGCCTGTGCATATCCTACATTAATTCTAATATCTTCTCTTTTAGCAGCAATAACTTTTCTTATAACATCCTCCTGTTCCTTTATAGCCATATTAGTCTGATCCGTATAATCCTTGACTACTTCAGCACTATATCCTCCAGCTCCCTGGTTTCTCTTTATCCCTGTTAATTGGGCATTAAGCCGATCTATTTCCTTTTGAGCCTTCTCAATCTCAGGATCTTTCATTATCCCTTTAAGCTGCTCCTGTTTTGCTATAGTTTCTTTGTACCTTTCAATAGAATCCTGGACGCTTTTAATATATGTATTCGTTTGGTCACTCCACCTTTTTATCTCATCCGTACTATATCTGCCAGACTTCTTATCTTCTTCTAAAATCCTAAGAGCAGTCTGTATTTTCTTTCTTGCATCATAAACATACTGCTGATTATTCAAATCTTCTTCAGAAATACCTCTAAGACTATCCAGCCCTTCCTGCTCCATAACTATTCGTTGAGCAAGTAAATTCTGAGCCTCCTTTAATTGCTCTTCACTTAAATCATTTATTCTACTCATCCATTTCGGCTTCTCAGATGTTCCGGCATTTCTAAATAATAACTTATCGATCTGTCCGGAAATTTCTTCTTTAGGTACCGTCATAGCATGAACATCCTTCATTTCAGCTAGTTGCTTCTTCATATCCTTTATCTTGTTCCATAAAGGAATAATAAGAGCTAATGCTGCTGCAAGACCGACAATACCTATAACAAGAGAAGCTATAGTTGCCATGGTAGCTTCAGCAGATACAGCTATAGCTGTCATACCTTCTGCCATAGCTATCTCCGCTTTGGCGGCAGCAGAAGCTGCCTGTGCTAACTTAGCTGCTGCCGCAGACTGAGCAGTGGCTGCAGACAAAGAAGCAGCTGAAGCAATCCTAATTGAAGTAGCCGCCTTAGCAGCTGCTGCAGCCTCTTCTGCTGCCAGAATCTTAGTGTTTACTTTAAGAAAATTTAATACATTAACTCCATGCGCCCTAGCTGCATTAAGCTCCTTGGCAGCCTTGGTTGCTTTAGCAGCAGCAGCAGCCTCAGCCCCTGTTGCCAAAATATTTTCTGCTGCTATCACCTTAACTGCCGCACCTGCCCGACTCGCTGCTGCCGTTGCTGCTGCCGTTCTGGCCGTAGCAGCAGCAGATGCTGTTGCCATCTCACTAGCCACTACATCGGCTCCAAGAACGGCTCCTTTAAGAGCCACCCCTAATTTGGTCCAGACCGAAGTAATACTTACCTCTTTCATTAAAAAGCCGTAAACAACAGACAATCCCTTAATCGCCTCAGCTAATCCAGAAACAGCATACATCACTGTAGAAATCATTAGCGAAAGCGGTCCCATAATAGCTATTATTGCTAGTACTTTTAGCTTATGATCCTGTTGTTCTTTTGATAATGAATTCCACCACTCAATTAATTGTCCTAACTTCTCAACTAATTTATTCAGGATGTTTATAACAGTAGGAGCAATAGCCTGTCCGAATTTAATAAGAGACACTTGTGCTTTAGATATGGCTTGGTCTAATTGAACCTTTATGGTATTAGACACTCCGGCAAATGCCCTAGCTAAAGAGCCAGAGGCATTGCTTATTTTTTTCATTATCTCCGTATTGTACTGGAAATTTTTTCCAGCAATAGACAGGTATCCTGTTAACGCTCTGATATTAGGAAATATGTCGCTTATCAATTCATCTCCGTATTGCGCCTGCATATCCCGAAGTTTTTGCATTAAATTTATCAGACCATTAGGACCATCAGATAAAATAGCCCTTAATTCAGAATAACTGGTCTTCATAACCCCCAAGGCAGCCATCTCTTTATCTCCTTTCGGAGATGCTGTTAATAAAGAATTGAACACACCCTTAAGATAAACTGCAGCAGATGCTACAGAAGATCCTGTAAGAGTAATGGCCGCCATACCCCCAGCTACCTGATCAAGGGAAACGCCTAACTGAGAAGCGATAGGAATAATACTTCCCATAGCTGTAGCAAAGGCAGAAGCCTCTCCCTTTCCTTCCCTGACGGCAGCTACTAATATGTCGGCCGCCTTGGCTGCAGTTAGATTTGTTCCCTTATAAGCATTAAGGGCTGATGTCAAGAAATCCGCCACATCTTTAGTCTCTCCTAGTCCTGCGGTTGCAGCTTTTGCTGATATCTCTAAAACATTCAAAGCATCCGCTCCTTTTATTCCAGAAGATGCTATAAAATATAAAGCCTCAGCCAATTCCTTAGGACCTTTTGCCACCCTAGGCCCCATTTCCAACACAGCCTCGCTCCATTGACTTACACTACTCTGAGCTACCCCAGCTAACCCTACCATTTTCTGCATAGAGAATTCGAACTCTTTTGCAGCATTAAGCGCAGCTTTTCCTGCAGCAATAATAGGAAGAGTCAAAGTGGCGGAAGTCAAGTATCCAAATGTTCTAAATCTCTGAGCTACAGTATTTAATTTAGGGACTATCTTATCCAGGTCTGTGCTTACCACCCCAAGGGTTACGGTCAAAGTTCCTATATTCACTTTATTGTCATTTAATTAGTCAACAGTTTTGGATTGAATACCAGCCTTTTCAACTTTCAGTTTCTCTACAATTTTAGAAGGAACATTAGCTCTCCCTTCTTTTTTCTTATGTAAACCAGCCAACCCAGTGAAATGACTTAATATCTCCTCTGGTGATTGGACTATTATTTCCTTTTCAATTTCCTCTCCACTCCAATTTGGCATAAAGTCAAGAGGAGAGGTCTTCTCTGTTCCTGCTGGCGCATTTATACTGATAGCCAGATTTGAAATCACTGAAGACAAGAACGCCATTCTGTAATCTTCCCTCCAGGTACCTATTGGATCAATTCTATCGTAAGCCTCCCATTCACTTATCTGGGCCGATGTCAGATGATCCAATAGGTAATCAGGATGAGGGATTCCTAATTCTCTACAGAGTCTGAACTGAAACCGTCTTCCTGGACGGCACTGGAGTTTTTTACTAACTCCTCCTTATCTTCCTCTGATATTTTATTTAATTCCTGAGCCTTATTAATGATTGTCTCCAATCTCTTGGCACTCATATTCCTGCTCAGTAACGGATAATCCTTTGATTCTAGTATGGGAGCACCGCTCTCATCACAGAGAGTCATCACTGCCAGCTTGGCCCTGAAGTCCTCAGTGGCCTGCTCGTAGCTGGTAACAACACCTTTCTTATCCCTGATCTTCTTTACAAGGGACTGTTCAAATACATCACGCTCATGTCCTGTCATCTGACGGACATAAACATAATTACCATCATCAAATTCTACTTTAACTACTTCAAGCTTTTCTTTTGCCAGTAAAGCTTCTTTGCCTAAAAATAAACCTGCTGTTCTTTTCATCTGATTAACCTCCAAATTATTGTTTATAAAAAATAACTCTTGATTAGAGTTTGATACTTAATTAACTGCCAGAACCAAGGGTGATAGCACCTGTGATCTTAATCGTACAAGTTGCTGTAACCTTATCGTCTGGTTTGATGTCAATAGGTAATTCTGTTACCAATCCCTGAAATTCGATGGTGGTAACGCCCGGATCTGATAAAATGATCCTGTACCAGTTTAACTCTACACTTTCGAAGTCAGCCAATAAATTGGTATAACCCAGATCAGTAAAGTTCATTGCAAGAGTTACGGTTCCTGCATCCCTGAACCCTGTAATGGATTCCCGATAACCACCAATCGTATCCAACGAGGTCACATCAATAGTAGACCTTGTCATGGTTGGGCCGGTTATGGAATTCACTTCAGCGACATTCTCGTAATCCGATGTCTCATTCATCCTCTGAAATAGGGTTCCTACACCAGAAAAAGCTTGTGTTGCCATTTTTTACCTCCTTTTTAAGTTTATGCAGATTCGTCATTTACCCTCCTCTGCAAATTGAAATTTATAACAAAAACCGCATTGCCGTTCTCATCCCATTCCAATAGCGCTGGGCCACTGGCACAGTAGATAACGGAATATAAAGTATCGTTCCATGTCTCTTGCGCCCGGCCATGTAACGAGTTCTTTATCTCTTCGATGAGTTCCATCCCATCCATATATTTTTGATTCCTTACCCTTATCTGAACTGAAGGATATTCATACCCCACATCATTCAATCCCAAATAAGGAGGGAAGCTTGGTGTATCAAATATCGTCACTACATTACGAGGAGACGAAGGTTCATTTCCTATAAATAAATCCTGGGCAAAAGTTAAAGCTAATGAACTTTCAGCTATCAACATGTCTTTTACATCTTCAGAGCAGGGTCCCATTTAGTACCTCCTTTCTTTGTTTCCACCATTTAGTTACTGCAATACTTCTTTTTAAACGTACCTCTTTAGAATCAGCCGTCTTCGCAATCCTTTCATCTGTCTCTTTAGTTAATCCATTATTCCAAGATGGTCCTGTTTTTTTACCTGCATTCCATGACGACTTTCCTCTACGTCCTTTACCCATCTGATATTTAGCTTCTTCTGAATAAACATCTACCATGCCTTTATTCCATGCCTTTTGATTCTTATGAGATAATGAGGATTTTTTCTTCGCTTCTTCCGACATCCTTGATCCTAATCTAGGACTAGGCCTACCCTTTTTGCTATTACTCATTCTCATTCTTGATTCTAATGACATACTTCTTCCCTCCCTACTATCAACTTTACGATTCATATTATATCCTATTCTGTAATTGTATGATCTATAATGATCTAAGAAATATTGCTCTTTATCCCTAACTTCTTCCTTAAAACATTCATGAATAACTTCAAAAACAAATGCGTCTTCCCCGTATTTATCCCAAGCCCTTTGTAAATAAATAGAATGATGTTTCCCATTATTTAGATCTCTTTTATGCTCTTTAAATCTTCTATCAATAGAGCAGGTAGATCCAATATAAAATTTACCGTCAATCTTATTTAATATCTTATAGATAAATATAGTTATTACCGCATTCATTTTATCCTTATATTAGTTGCTATTATCTGTAATATCTGATCTTTATTAGCTTTGAAATGATGCTCGAACCATTTAACACCTGATTTTGGCCTTGTAAATTTAGTGGCAATCATAGATTCATGTAGAAATCCTGCATAATTGGCACTATATCCCATTACCAATATTTGCATACTTGCTCTTGAAATTGCAGCAGCTTCCGCTCTTTTTTCTGCAATGGCCATGGAGTGTTCTGATGCCATCTTGGAAGCTTTCTTCCCTGCAAACATTGCCCTGTCTCCTGAATGTGTCCTGGTAGCAGTAACCACAAACCAGCTATGAACAAGGTTGCCCAATCTTCTGGGAGTTTTCGGAGCGGCATGTTCAGTCCTGTTTCGCATAAATGCAGCAGCCTTGACCATGCCTGCCAAACTAGCAGTCCTTATCTTAAGTATCTCCGCATTGGTATTACCTATCAATTCATTAAAACCCACCATGTAGCTTGCGCCACCACTTGACCCGGGATATGCCATCTTCTTATCTTTTTGTCCAAGTTGTTAAATAAATCTTCCTTACAAACTCAGTAGTTGATCCTAATATCGGAATCTTCTCAAACTGTTTTATCTCCCAGGCCCCATCAACTGATTTTGGATCAGTCAACTGAGATTGAGTAAGGTCAGCTAAAAATCCCTGATATACATAACCTTGCTCATCCATATCCTGTAATACAAACACTCCGGCAGTAGAACCTATCACTACTCCATCATTGTCAGTTATAGCCTTGGAGCTTTCTTCCCACCTGCATTTAATTTCCACTGCAGAATCAAAAGTCTGACCCCCATAGCCATCATTCTGAGGATTTCCCCAGTAGACGCAAACTTGAACACATGCCCGGGCTAACGTAAGTCTGAGTCCCATGTGTCTGAGGTTTTAACTGCTTCAATACTTGCCTTCTTCTTCCCTGCCTTAATGAGTAGTCCTGTTGTATCCAACATCATAACCATCTGACCGTAAGTAGTAGATGCTAATCCATCCGCATACTTATCGGCATAACTAATCTCAGCCTCCCCAACCCTTTCCCTGGATGCCGGTCTGTCATGTATGGTGGCTATCATATGAGCTGTAAACCATTTTTCAATCTCTGATAGAGTACCAAGAGACAAGGTAGCGTCTCCGGAAAATACCCTCAGGATAAATAAATGAGATGACTTGATATAAGGATCAATCTGATCATCCGTCAAAAGATTTGTCTTCATGATCGACTGAACTTCATCAGGGGTTACGTAATATGCCATTTTCCTTCCTCCTACTTTTAATTAACATTGGATCAATTATTTCCACTATCTTGGTACTCCATTGCAATCCCAGCCATTCAAGTGTTTCATATATTTGCTGATAATCGCCAGAAACCATTCTTTCAGGCCATATTATCCTGCAGTTAACTCCAGCTTCTATCATCTCCACAAATTTCTTCTCATACTGATGCACCCACCATCTCCAACCCTCCCATTCATTTGGGGCATTAATCTTTTTCAGATTCTGTTCATCTTTAAATAACTTCATATAACCGGTCTTCATACAAGACTGAATGACATCGCCCGTACGCCTGCGCACGATAAGCCACCTAGCATTCGGATAAGCATAGTGCCAGACTGGCCACATCTGAGTTATCTGAGCTGATTTAAACATCCATAAACCATCCTTATATCCTTCATCTTTTAAAATAAAATCAATTTTTTCTTTCCAAATCACAGGGATAGCTAACTGTTTGGAGTCGAGAAACAGTTCTCCATCAACCAGACTCTGAGTTATATACTTACGGGTTAGATGCTGCATCTCCTCATTCTCAAACATCTTGGTAGTGCCGCCCCTGAATATGCCAGAGATATCCAGTATCTTGGCTATCAGAGAACTTCCTGATCTTTCAATTCCGGTTATAAATACTGGTTGATTCATATATAATATTTATAATCTGCTCCAGTTAATTCTTTTAGCTTTACCAATTCTTCATCAGCCTTCATTCTGCTATTATTTCTCCTATGCCCCCAACCTATCCCTGCTCTTCCGGATAATCCTTTTATACCTATTGATAAATGCTCGCTGTTAAAAAGATTTATTTTATTTCCAGCCTGTGCTGCACTTTTAAAAAATATTATATCTATAAACTTAACTCTCTTATAACAAATATCTTGAAACATGGGTAGTAATAGTGGCGTAAAAGCTACTTGGAATAAACTGGCGTGCCGGGTATTCCCGTTAGCAAACCATGTATGAATTTTGGCATTGTAATAAATTGTTTTCTGCTCTCCTGCTATATCATACCCCCTTAATCGCTTCATCATCTCACTGAGATATCTTGAAGAATAATAATCATCATCTTCAATTATAAATATCGCTTCCACCTCATATTCTTTAACCGCCTCGATACCATGCATAAGGTTTTGGGACTGTGTATTCAACCCTGGCCTCCATTTCTTTTCAGGATAGATTTTACGAATAATCCAATTCTCCCTGAAATCTTTTGTTATAACATCAGTAGTAACAGGTTCGCAATCATCAACCACTACCCAAAGTACCTGGCCTGGATAATCTTGTTTATGCATAAATTCAGCACAAAATCTAATCTGTCGTGAACGTCCTCCTGTGGGAGTAATTAATGCAATACACATAATTTATTATTTATTGTTT